TATAACTAAAATATTTAATATAACAAAAAACGCACCCCTCACAGATGCGTCTTAAGACTATTAACCAACTATTTTTATGAAAAAAAACTTTACTCTTAGCAGTAAAATCTAATCAATAATACAAATAAAAACCCACATCACAAAATTTTTAATCAACTTTTTTAACAGTTTTAGTGTTTTTTCGTTATATGTATATGAAAGTATATGAAGCAGTATTTAACGAAAATACCGAAGGCGTTTATGCGTTATCGGTTGTATTTGATCCTGCCATGCAAGATCACTTTATAGCACTATCAGAACAAACGACTAAAATCGAACTTCAATCAGTAGATGAAGAAAAACGTTTGTTGATGGGTGCAGCTCTTATACCTAACAAAAAGATTTATCGCAATATTGATGGCAATGAGTTCTATCTAACTTTTAAAGAAGATACTATTGAAAAGTTAGCGCATAACTTTATGCAAAACCAAAACAATAATAATTCATCTTTAGAGCATGAATTAAAGTTAGAAGGTATGTCTGTTGTTGAGGCGTGGGTAGTGGAAGATCCAAACAATGATAAATCTAATGCTTATGGTAAAACTTACGAAAAGGGAACATGGGTTACTATGATGAAAGTTGATAATGATGAGATTTGGGAGAAAGCAAAAAATGGCGAGGTTCAAGGTTTTTCAATTGACGCAATGTTACAATTAAAAGAAATTAATCTAAATACAAATAATATGAATGAAGAAGCTAAAAAATCATTTTTGAGCGAAATCAAAGAGGATATTAAAGCACTTTTCAGTTCTGCAAAAGAAGAAGTAGTAGAAACTGAACAGCCTGAGATCGAACAAATAGAAGTTCAATCAGAAGAAGTAGTTGAAGAAACTATTGAAGAACCAAACTTTGATGCCGAAGCGTTTGCGCGTGAATTAAAAGAAACATTATCTGTTGAATTTAAAAACCAATTAGATGAGGTTAACAAAAATCACGCAAAAGAAGTAGAAGCATTAAAAGTTGAATTAAACAAACAACCTGTAGAGGAGAAAGCGGTATTGACGCCAGAAACTAAAATTGAACTTAACGAAAATAAAATTAACAAACGAGAAGGAATTAAATCAAGAGTATTTGAAAGCCTTGCACAAAACTTCTTTTAAAATTAGCAAATTATGCCTACAACAGAAACAATTTCAAGTAATTATGCAGGAGAAGCAGCTTCAAGGTTTTTCTCCAATGTATTAAAATCACCTACTTCGATCACTAATGGCGGTGTGTCGTTATTAACAGGTGTACGATTCAAACAAAATTTACCTACTCTAAACTTATCAGGAATCATAGCTGACGCAACTTGTGACTTTACAGACGTTGGTACTGTAACACGCGCTGAGAGAGTGTTAGAAGTAGAAGGTGCAGAAGTAAACCTGCGCTTATGTAAGTCTAAATACAGACCTACATTTGATAACATGGGTAGTTCTTATTGGTCAGGTTTAGATATGACTTTTGCTGATGCATTAGTAGCATTAGTTGGTGCTAACGTAGCAGAATCAAGAGAGAACACAATATGGTCAGGAGTAAACGCAACGGCAGGAGAGTTTGATGGTTTTGAAACGATATTTACAAATGAGCCATTGCAACCAGCAGGATATGAAATTGCAGGTACTACTATAAGTGCAGCAAACGTTATCGCACAATTAGAAACTATAATTGATGCAGCGGATTCTTCATTATATAGTCAAGAATCATTTGCAATTCGTATTCCGACTAGCGTTAAGAAATTTTACATCCAAGCACAGTCAGCTTTAGGTGCTTACGACGCATATCACGAACGCGAAGCACAATTAACTTTTCAAGGTGTACCGTTAATTCATTGTTCAGGAATGAGTGACGATGTTATGTTTGCAACTTATTCTGATAACCTTTGGTATGGTATCGGTGAAGCGCAAGATGCTACTAGAGTAGACGTTATTGATCAACAGCCGTTAGACGGTTCAGACAATGTAAACGTTGTTATGAAGTGGGCAGATGGTGTTGTTTGTGCTAATCCTGCGGATGTAATTACTTACGGTATTACCAACACAGGTAACTAAGAATTAATTAATTAATCATATAAAGGGTGGTGCGGTGTTCTGCTCACCCTTTTTTTAAAACATAAAAATATGCCATGTGGATTAACAAGCAGTCGATCAAAACCGTGTTTAGATGCTATTGCAGGTATTAAGAATTTTTATTTAGTAGATTTTGATGAAACTTATTTCACAGTTTCGGGTGGAGAAGTAACAGCTATTGATGCTGCGCTAACTACTATTTATAAATACGCCTTGCATGATGCTGACGGTAACACATTTGATGAGCAATCTGCAACAGATCAAAATACAGGTGTAACAACCTATGAACAAAGTGGTGCAGCAGTTTTAACTAAGTTAGATCTTGCTACGTCTAATGAATTATTAATAGCTGCGCACGCTAAACCATATATAGTATGGGAACACAGAAACGGTGACCTTAAATTACAAGGATTAACAGATGGCTGTATTGTAACAGTGCAGCAGCAATCAGGCGGTGCTAAAACAGATTTTAATGGTTATAATATAACTACTACTAGCACAGAAGTTGCACCTGCTCCTATATTTGACAGCGCAGCAAAAACAGCGTTTTTAGCATTAGGAACTGGAACACAAATAACCCCGTAATCTATCGTTCTATATATTTTTCTTAAAAGTGCATCATTCGTGGTGCATTTTTTTTTAAACAAAAACACGTTTTTTTCGTTATATATATATGAGAGTTATTTCAACTAGCGGAACGCGTTCGATTAATTTAGTTTTAAGAGATTACAAAACGACCAACGATGGTAATTACACGGTTTACTTATACAATAAAAACGTAGGTAATACTGTAGAAAAGTTAATAACAGGTCAAACTAATAGCGTCATCATTTCTAATATGAATCAAATTTCTATACAATTTACAGAAGATTATTTAGAAGGTGACGAGTTTAATTTTTATATTACAGGCACAGGAGAAACGAAAGTGCTTCATCGAAACAAAATATATGTAACAAATCAAGTTACACAAAACTATTCTATTGATGGATAATATTGAACTAATAAATTTAGGTAATTACGTCAAACCAGAAATTAAAGAGACTTACGGGCGTAAATGGGTTACTAATGGACGTAATAACGAATGGTATCAGTACGTTATAGATAGAAAACACGGTTCACCTACCAACGAATCAATATTAAACGTCTATAAGCATTTATTGTATGGTAGAGGTATAGTTTTAAAAGGTCAAACAGAACTCTACGATGATTTATATGATGTATTTGGTAAAAAAGAAATTAGATGCACTTTAGACGATTATAAAACCTTTGGAATGTTTGCTATTAAGTTAGTTCGTGCCGTTGGTGGTGGTGTTGCACGAATGAAACACTTTCCGATAGACAAACTAGCTATGGGTAAGGATTTAGACGGTATCGAAATACAAACCGTTTATTATTCAATGGATTGGTCAAATACTAACAAGTACAAGCCAGAACCTTTACCTGTTTTTAATGGCAAAATGTCATCTAATGAAATGATACTACTTTATAAACCTTATGAAGCGGGTTCTTTTTGGTATTCATATCCTGATTATTTGGCATCGTTACAATACGCACAAATTGAAGAAGAAATTGCTAATTTTTCCGTTAATCACATTAAAAAAGGCTTGTCATTTGGATATATTATAAATGTAGCAAACGGTGCTTCTTTAGGTGAAGAAGGAAAAAAAGAACTTGAACGCAGGATAACGGATAAATTAACAGGCTCGCCAAATGCAGGTCAGTTTGTATTATCGTTTAATAATGGAACAGAGGCAGAAGTTACCGTAGTACCATTAGAAGTTAACGATGCTCACAATCAATGGGAGTCATTAAGAGAAGAAGCAAAATTTCAGATTCTTACAGGTCATGGTGTTACAAGTCCGTTATTGTTTGGTATGCCATCCGCTACAGGTTTCGGCTCAAATGCTGATGAATTAGACACCGCATCTAAATTGTTGCAAGACTATCAAATCTCACCTAAACAAGAAATATTTATAGATACTATAAAGCCTATTTTAGAACTAATGGGATTAGAAACAGATTTAGAGTTTTTGCCGTTGCGTGATACATACGGAAAAGA